CTGATGATGGAGAATCGATAACTCCTTTGAAATCATTCAAATTCTTGGATATTTTTCCAGTTTCTGTTTCTGCAATCGACCTTTCTTATGATTCAGGTGATACGATTGAAGAATTTACTGTAGAATTTGCAGTTCAATCTTTTGAATCTCTTGCTGATGACGCAACTGGCGTCAATCTGAAGTAATAAATAGAAGAGATAAAGTTCCAATATAATAATGTCAAAATTGTTTGGGTTCTCGATAGAGGACAACGAACCACTCTCACCGTCAGCGGTCTCCCCCGTTCCTCCTAATAATGAGGACGGGGTTGATCACTACTTGAGTAGTGGTTTTTTTGGTTCCTATGTAGATATTGAAGGTGTTTATAAGAATGAAAATGAATTAATCAGAAGATATCGTGAGATGGCACTTCATCCAGAGTGTGATAGTGCGATTGAAGATATTGTAAATGAAGCAGTTGTTTCAGACTCTAATGATAGTCCTGTAGAAATTGAGCTATCTAATCTAAATGCTAGTGATGGTATTAAAAAAGTAATCAGAAATGAATTTAAATATATTTTAGATTTATTGGATTTTGATAAAAAAGCACATGAGATATATCGTAACTGGTATGTTGATGGTAGACTATACTACCATAAAATCATTGATTTAAAAAAACCTGAAGACGGCATAAAAGAACTTCGTTACATTGACGCTACTAAGATGCGTTATGTAAGAAAACAAAAGAAAAACGAAAAGCAGCAATTAAATAGACTTAACCCTCTGAAAAATGATCCGATGGATTATGATTTTCCAGAGTTAGAAGAGTTTTACATTTATAATCCTAAAGTTAATACAACTTCTGGAAACATGGGAGCTCCTGGAGCAGGGATTAAGATGGCAAAAGATGCTGTCACTTACTGTACTTCAGGTCTTGTAGATAGAAATAAGGGACAGACTCTTTCATATCTACATAAAGCAATTAAATCACTCAATCAACTACGTATGATTGAGGATAGTCTTGTAATCTATAGATTATCAAGAGCACCAGAACGTAGAATTTTCTACATTGATGTTGGTAATCTGCCTAAGCAAAAAGCAGAACAATATCTGCGTGACGTTATGATGCGTTATCGCAATAAACTTGTATATGATGCAAACACTGGAGAGATTCGTGATGACAAAAAATACATGTCAATGCTTGAGGACTTCTGGCTTCCCAGGCGTGAAGGTGGAAGAGGAACCGAAATCACCACTCTCCCTGGCGGACAAAACTTGGGTGAAATCACTGATATTGAATACTTTAAAAAGAAATTATACAGGTCCCTTAATGTTCCACCATCAAGAATGGATGGAGAAGGTGGGTTTAACTTGGGGAGATCTTCTGAGATCCTGAGAGATGAACTGAAGTTTACTAAGTTTGTCGGTCGTTTAAGAAAAAGATTCTCTAACATGTTTAATGACATGTTGAGGACCCAATTACTCCTGAAGAATGTAATTACTCCTGAAGATTGGGAGTCAATGAGTGAGCATATTCAGTATGATTTCCTCTATGATAACCACTTCTCAGAACTGAAAGAAGCGGAATTGATGAACGAGAGACTTGCTCTTGTTGCAACTGCAGAACCATATGTTGGCAAATACTATTCACAAGATTATATAAGACGTAAGATCTTGCGTCAAACTGATATTGAAATTCTTGAACAGGATAAACTGATTGAGGATGAGATTAAAAAAGGTATAATTCCCGATCCTGCAACTATCGATCCAGTTACTGGTGAACCATTAGACACTGGAGAAAATATGGATCTGGGCAAACCCCAGATGGAACCTGAGATTGACGCATCTTCTGCTGAACCTGTAGAACTACCTAAGGGTGGGGAGATATAAATAAAAATAAATTTGTACTATGGAAACTATGGATGAACTCCTAGATAATATTATCACTGACGATTCACCATCGCAAATTAGTGATGCAATTAAGGATATGCTTTATGCCAAAACAGCAGAAAGAGTAAATTCTTATAAGCAAACAGCGGCAAATTCACTCTTTAATGGAAACCCTGAGGAAGATAATTCCTCAGAATCCACAGAAAGTGAAGAGTAATTATAAATAACTTATAAATGAACTTTAGGAAATAATGGCCCGTCTTAATCCGGTAGATCCTGCCTTTACAAGAACAACAAATTCTGGTTCCCAGAAGTCTGGTGCATTTGCACATAAGACCGATGCAATTAGAATTGTTGCTATTGGCAATGATGCATATGTTTCAATTGGAAGTGAACCAGATGCTGGACCAACAAATTTCTTGGTTACTGTGGGAGAACCTGAAATTCTTTCTTTAGGTGCTCCTAAGAATCAAGTAGTTGTTGGAATTACTACTGGAGCAACTACGGTTGTATCTTTACCAGAAGGAACGGGTTGTCCATTTAATGTTGGCGACACAGTTTCATTGACGGTAACTGGTCAGTCATATTATGACTTTTCCCATCAGTCAATAACTGCAGTAAATACTGGAAATAGAGTTGATGGATATACCCCTAAAGTCACTGTCAATACAAGCACCGCAGGAATTGTTACTGCATTGAGTCCTGATAGTGCAGCAACTTTAAGAAATTCTCTTAAAATAGCAGCTGAGACAAGAACCGGATCAGGTTCGATACATTGTCAACAAGTCCAAAACGCAGGTTAGTAGAAAACTATGAAACTTATTAGAGAAGAAATCGAATCAGTAAAATTTCTAGTTGAGACTACTAAGTCTGGCAAGAAGTCATTATATATTGAAGGAGTTTTCCTTCAGGGCAACATCAAAAACCGCAATGGTCGTATGTATCCCATGGAAACTCTCCGCAAGGAAGTTTCTCGTTATAATGAATCTAATGTTCAGTCAGGCAGAGCACTTGGAGAACTTGGACACCCTGATGGTCCTACTGTAAACCTCGACAGAGTTTCTCATAAGATTGTATCACTTAGAGAAAGTGGTTCAAATTTTATTGGTAAAGCAAAGATTTTGAATACCCCTATGGGTAAGATTGCTTCTGCTTTAGTAGAAGATGGAGTAAAACTTGGCGTATCTTCTCGCGGTATTGGTTCTTTAAAGACCACCCGTGAAGGTGTCAATATCGTTGGTGACGATTTTATGTTAGCAACTGCTGCTGATATCGTTGCTGATCCTTCTGCCCCAGATGCCTTTGTTGAAGGGATTATGGAAGGAAAAGAGTGGGTTTGGGATGGTGGACTTCTCCGTGAGAAGTACGCACAACAAACAAAAAATAGAATAAATACACTGGTTGACCAGAAAATTCTGGAAGAACATAAGTTAGAGTTATGGAATAACTTCTTATCTAATCTTTAGTTTTATAAATAAATATAGTTTTTAATACCCGGCAATAACGGAGAGTTCAAATGTCTCGTGGAGATTTACAAGAAATGGAAGTAAAGACACAGCAATCCAAAACTGCTGTCAATGCTAATGCTGGCACAGCAGATCCTATGCCCAAACTCACTACTGGTGGCACACCCGCTACCTATGAGGATTTAGGTGGACCTACACCAGAAAATTACAAAGTCGATGATGACTCAGCAAAGCTGAAGACTCCTGGAGGAACTCTCAAACAGGTCAAAGACGTTGTAAACAAAGGCGCAAAGGCAGCAGATCCTATGCCAACGGGTATGAAGGAAGAAGAAGAAATTAGTAACGAAGAAGAAGTAGTTGCAGAAGCAGAAGAAACAACTGATGAAGTAGTCTCTGAAGAAGAGTCTACTACAGAAGAAGTTGTTTCCGAAGAAGAAGTAACTGAAGAAGAAGTCGTTGCTGAGTATAACGTCGAAGAAGACGTTAACGCTCTCCTTGCTGGTGAAGAGCTTTCCGAGGAATTCCAAGCGAAAGCACGCACCATCTTTGAGGCAGCAATCAATTCTAAGGTTGCTCAAATCAAAGAGCAACTAGAAGCACAATTTGCAGAGAAATTTGCAGAGGAAGTTGCTTCTGCTAAAGAATCACTCGCTGAGCGTGTTGATTCTTACTTAGAGTATGTCTCTGACGAGTGGATGTCTGAAAATCAACTCGCCGTTGACTCTGGTCTCAAGACCGATATGACCGAATCATTCCTTGCAGGAATGAAGGGTCTTTTTGAAGAACATTATGTATCAATCCCTGAAGATAAGTATGATGTACTTGAGAGCATGGTAGAAAAACTTGATGACATGGAAACAAAACTCAACGAGCAAATTGAGAAGAATATTTCCCTAAACTCCCGCCTCTCCGAGTCGGTTGCTGAAGGAGTATTGGATCAAGTCTCTGAAGGTCTTGCACAGACACAGAAAGAGAAACTCGCCTCACTTTCCGAAAGTGTGGAGTTTGAAAGTGAAGCACAATATCGTGAGAAGTTAGAAACTCTGAAGGAATCTTATTTCAATCAGAAGACAGTTTCTACACAATCTAAGACTGAAACCCTTTCTGAAGGCGTAGACGAAACCGCAGCACCATCTACTGGTTCTATGGACGCTTACCTCAGAGCACTGGGATCAACTCTTAAATAACAACTGAATTTAATATTAATTCAAACCGTAAATTAACCACATAGGTAAAAAGCAAATGTTCCAATCCGAACATCTGCAGGAAAAGTGGGCACCTCTCCTCAATCATGAGGGTCTTGATTCAATCAAAGACAATCACAAGAGAGCCGTAACCGCAGTCCTGTTAGAAAACCAAGAAAAATTCCTTAGAGAGCAATCCGCGTTTGCAAACGGCGGAATGCTTACTGAGCAACCCAATGTTAACACCGACCCTGCTGGAACTGGTAATGCCGGTTTCTCTGGCGCTGGTGCATCACCCGTCGCTGGTTTCGACCCCGTATTGATCTCCTTGATCAGACGCTCTATGCCCAACTTGGTCGCATATGACCTCGCAGGCGTTCAACCAATGTCTGGTCCTACTGGACTCATCTTCGCGATGCGTTCGAAGTACAAGACACAAGCTGGTGCAGAAACATTCTACGACGAAGTAGATACCGCATTCTCTGGACAGAACGAAGCATTTGACTTCGCTCCAGGTAACAATGTTGGTCTGGGTACTACCGCACAAGGTAGTGCTTCCAATCCAGGCGCACTGAATCCTAGCAGCATTACTACGCAACAGAATTATCCTGTTGGTCAGGGTATGAGCACCCAGAATTCCGAAGATCTCGGAACTGCTGGTGACAACTTCAACGAAATGGCATTCTCGATCGAGAAAGTCACCGTTACCGCCAAGTCCAGAGCTCTGAAAGCAGAGTACTCCTTGGAACTGGCACAAGACCTCAAGGCAATCCACGGTTTGAACGCCGAGGCAGAACTTGCTAATATCCTCTCTACTGAAATCCTTGCGGAAATCAACAGAGAAGTTATTAGAACTATCTACAAAACTGCTGAGTCTGGTGCTGCTGTCAACACCGCAACTGCTGGTGAATTTGACCTCGATATCGACTCCAACGGTCGTTGGTCTGTTGAGAAGTTCAAAGGACTTCTTTTCCAAATCGAGCGTGATGCTAACGCAATCGCACAAAGAACTCGTCGCGGGAAGGGCAATGTAATCATGTGCTCTGCTGACGTAGCGTCTGCATTGACCATGGCTGGTGTGCTCGACTACACCCCTGCACTCAACGCTAACCTTAACGTTGATGACACCGGCAACACCTTCGCTGGTATCCTCCAAGGTAAGTATAGAGTCTACATTGACCCATATTCGGCAAACAGTCAGGCTAACCAGTACTACGTTGTTGGTTATAAGGGTACTTCCCCTTATGACGCAGGTCTATTCTACTGCCCATACGTTCCTCTTCAGATGGTTCGTGCAGTTGGAGAGAACTCCTTCCAGCCCAAAATCGGATTTAAGACTCGCTACGGCATGGTCGCTAATCCCTTCGCTCAAGGAACAACTGTCGGAGCTGGTGCTCTTACAGTTAACTCGAACCGCTACTACCGTCGCGTTACAGTTAAGAACCTCATGTGATTCAAGTGGTTGCTGCGGAAGCGGTTGCCCCACATGTCCTTTCAGACCT